CAAGGTTTAGATGACATGATGGAAAAAATAACCAGCATGGAACCTGATCTTGAAATTGAAATAGAAGACCCAGAAGAAGTAAGTATCAAAATGGGCGGACTTGAAATTGAACTTGAAAAAGAAGATGACGATGAAGATTTCAACGCCAACATAGCTGAATATTTAGATGAATCTACTTTAGATGAATTATCATCTGATTTAATAAGTGCTTATGAAGGAGATCTATCTGCACGGCGCGATTGGTTAGATACTTATGTTGAAGGTTTAGATTTATTAGGACTTAAATTAGAAGATAGATCCGAACCATGGGAAGGTGCATGTAATGTTTATCACCCATTAATGACAGAGACACTTGTTAAGTTTCAATCTGAAACTATGACAGAAACATTCCCAGCAGCAGGCCCAGTTAAAACACAAATCATTGGTAAGCTAACAAAAGAAAAAGAAGAAGCAGCGCAAAGAGTTAAAGAAGATATGAATTATCAGTTAACTCAAAAAATGGTTGAGTATAGACCTGAACATGAAAGAATGTTATGGGGTTTAGGTTTAGCAGGTAACGCATTTAAAAAAGTATATTATGATCCAAACCTAGAGCGTCAAGTCTCTATGTACATTCCAGCTGAAGATTTAGTTGTACCCTATGGTGCATCATCTTTAGAAACAGCAGAACGTGTAACTCATGTGATGCGTAAAACTCCAAATGAATTAAGAAAACTACAAGTTGCAGGATTCTATCGCGATGTAGATTTAGGTGAACCCTCTCACAGTTTAGAAGAAGTTGAAGAAAAAATTGCAGAGAAAATGGGATTCAATGCAACGACAGATAATAGATTTAAAATTCTTGAGATGCACGTTGATTTAGATTTAAAAGGATTTGAAGACGTAGATAAAGATGGAGAAGAAACTGGAATAGCAATTCCATACGTAGTTACTATTGAAAGAGGTACAGGCACTGTATTATCAATTAGACGTAATTGGAACCCAGATGATAAGAAGATGTTGAAGCGTCAGCATTTTGTTCATTATGGATATATCCCAGGATTTGGTTTTTATCACTTTGGTTTAATCCATTTGATTGGAGCATTTGCTAAATCAGGAACAATGATTTTACGTCAGTTAGTTGACGCAGGTACTTTATCAAATTTACCAGGCGGCTTTAAAGCTCGCGGATTAAGAATTAAAGGAGATGAAACTCCTATTGCTCCAGCTGAGTTTCGTGATGTAGATGTACCATCAGGTACAATCAGAGATAACATCATGACTCTTCCATATAAAGAGCCTAGCCAAGTTTTAAATCAGTTAATGAATCAGATTATCGAAGAAGGTAGAAGATTTGCTTCTGCTGCTGATTTAAAAGTATCAGATATGTCAGCGAATGCACCTGTTGGTACAACGTTAGCAATATTAGAAAGAACACTCAAGGTTATGAGTGCAGTACAATCTAGAATTCATAATGCTATGAAACAAGAGTTTAAACTCTTAAAAGGTATTATTGCAGATTACACACCAGATGAATACTCATATGATCCAGTTGAAGGAGAAAGAAGAGCTAAACGTACAGACTATGACACTACAGAAGTTATACCTGTATCTGATCCTAATGCTGCAACAATGTCACAGAAAGTGGTGCAATATCAAGCAGTTATGCAGTTAGCTCAAGCTAACCCAAACATTTACGACATGGTTGAATTAAATAAACAAATGTTAGAAGTACTGGGAGTTAAGAATATTGATAAGTTAATTCCTGCAGGAGATGAGGCAAAACCAACAGATCCTATTTCAGAAAACATGAATTTATTAAATGGTAAACCACTAAAAGCATTTATCTATCAAGATCATGAAGCACATTTACAAGTACACATGGCTTTCAAAGATGATCCAATGTTAGCACAGATTGCAGGACAAAGCCCTAGAGCAGCTCAAATTAACGCTGCATTAGAAGCTCACATAGCAGAACATTTAGCTTATCAATATCGTAAAGAAATGGAAGAACAACTTGGTGTACCATTACCTGCACCAGATGAAAGACTTCCTGAAGAAGTTGAACTTGAAGTATCTCGTCTTGCTGCAGAAGCAGGCGCTAAACTATTACGTAAAAATCAAGCTCAAATTGCTCAACAACAAGCTCAAGCAGAAATGCAAAATCCTCTCACACAAATTCAAATGCGTGAATTGGCTATCAAAGAAAGAGAAACAGAAATTAAAGCTAATAAAACAGCAGCTGATATTGAGATGGAAAAACAAAGACTTGAAATTGAGAAACAAAGAATTGACTCACAAGAAAGAATTGCTGGAGCTAATTTAGGAGCTAAAGCAGTAAGTGAGAAAAACAAACTTGCTTCTGAACAGTTAGTACAAGGAACAAAACTGGGCATAGAAGCGGTGCAAAAAAATAAAGAAATTCAACTAAAAGAAAGAAAGGAATAGCATGATAGAAAGTACGTTAAAACTTCTAGCTGAGAGGTTAGAGGATGAACGCAAAATTATTTTAGAAAATTTAGGTGACGGAGTAGCAACAGATTTTGCTCATTACCAACACAGTGCTGGCATAGTTCGAGGTCTTATGATAGCGCAAAGACATATAGCAGACCTTGCAAAAAATATGGAGGAAGATGATGAGTAATATCATTACGCCGAGTAAAACAATCGTAGACTTCAAAGGCAAGAAAGTCACAGCTGAAGAAGAACCTAAACAAGAACAAAAACCTACTCAATTACCAGAAGTTAAAGGGTACCGCATTTTATGTGCATTACCTCAAGTTGATGATAAATTTGAGAGTGGAATTATCAAAGCAGATAAAACAAAACATATTGAAGAACACTCAACTGTAGTTTTATTTGTGATGAAATTAGGAGATATGGCTTACGCAGACAAAGACAGATTTCCTACAGGCCCTTGGTGTAAAGAAGGTGACTTCGTAATCACTAGAGCATATTCTGGAACTCGAATCAAGATACATGGAAGAGAGTTTCGCATTATTAACGACGATACCGTAGAAGCAGTGGTCGATGACCCACGTGGATACGAACGCGCATAAGGAGAAGAAGTATGGTAAAGATTGTAAATGAGATTCCTGCTGAACTTGAAGATGAATCTACGGAAGTAGAAATAACGTCTAAAGAGGATAAGCAAGATTATGAAGAAGCAGCGAAAGCTAAAAAAGAAGAAGCTAAACCTAAACAAGAAGAATTTGATTTTGATTTAGAAATAGAGGACGATACTCCTCCAGAAGATAGAGGTCGCGAACCTTTACCTGAGGATATAAAAAAAGAGCTAGATGAAGATACTTTAGAAGATTATTCTGAAAGAGTAAAAAATAGAATGGCTCAACTTAAAAAGGTTTGGCATGATGAAAGAAGAGCTAAAGAAGCGGCTGCTCGTGAAAGAGAAGAAGCTATTAAATATGCTCAATCTATCATTGAAGAAAACAGAAAACTTAAGTCTACTTTAAGTGTAGGAGAGCAAGATTACCTAAAAACATTAAAAGATGCTTATGAAAAAGAGTTATTAATAGCTAAAAGAGATTATAAAGATGCTTACGATTCAGGTGATTCTGAAAAAATAGTAGAGGCTCAATCTAGAATGAATGAGGCTTCTTATAAATTACAGAATGCATTAGGCATGAAACCTCAATATCAATCACAAGAAGCTTTACAAACTTCTCAAAATAGAGGACAATTAGAGCAACAAATTAATTCACAGTACAATATCCCAAAACCAGATGAAAAAGCCACTCGGTGGCAAGAAAAAAACACCTGGTTTGGTCAAGACCCAGAAATGACAAGTCTTGCACTTGGACTGCATGAGAAATTAGTAAGGTCAGGTGTAAGCCCGACTAGTGAAGAATACTACCGTCGTATTGATGATACGATGCATAAACGATTCCCAGAATACTTTGGGGAAACTGATTCGTTGGAAGAGGATAAACCTGCCCAACGCAAACCATCGACTGTAGTTGCTCCGGCTACGCGTAGTACCGCGCCTAAAAAAGTACGACTAACTAAAACACAATTAGCATTAGCTAAGAAGTTTAAGTTAACACCGGAACAATATGCAAGAGAACTTTTAAAAACGGAGAACGCAAATGGATAAAAGATTAGATAGAGATTTAGAAGTACGTGAAGAAACTCAACCAAGAGATAGAGTATGGGCACCCCCATCACTCCTTCCAGAGTTCAAAAAACAACCAGGTTGGGCATATAGATGGATAAGGATTTCTCTAGCTAATGATGCTGATAATCTAAATGTGTCTTCGAAAATGCGTGAAGGCTGGGAACCTGTGAAACATTCAGAACACCCAGAAATTAAATTACCGGCGTCCGCTGACAGTAGGTTTAAAGATTCTGTCGAAGTAGGTGGATTGCTTTTATGTAAAATGCCACAAGAAATGGTAGATCAGAGAAATGCCTATTATAGGCAAAAAGCAGAAGGTCAAGCTAAAGCTGTTGATAATAGCTTTATGAAAGAAAATGATCCTCGTATGCCTTTATTCTCTGATAAGAAATCTACTAAATCTTTTGGTAAAGGTTAAACAAATCTTTAAGGAGATATTATTATGGCAACAACAGCCGCACCTTACGGGCTTAAGCCTGTAAACTTGATTGGTGGTCAGCCTTATGCTGGTTCTACCCGTCAATTAAAAATTGCGTCTGGATATGCTTCTAACATATACAACGGATCAGTAGTTTCTATCGTAGCTGCTGGTACAGTTGAAGTCGTTGACGAACCAGGTACTAATGCTTCTGCATTCCCTGCTGGTACAGTTGGCGTATTTGTTGGATGTACATACACAGACCCAAATACTAAACAAAAATTATTCTCACAATACTGGCCATCAGGCACTGTAGCATCTGATGCTATGGCTTATGTAGTTGATGATTATGATTGCGTATTCCAAATTCAAGCTGATGATACATTAGCTCAGTCTGCATTAGGAATTAATATTCCTGTAGTTAACCCAACAGCAGGTTCTGCAGTTACAGGTAACTCAACAATGGCAGCCGATGCTTCAGCTATTGATGTTACTGATACAATCGCATTCAAAATTATCGATTTTGTGAATTCAACAACATCATCTGTTGGTGATGCTAAGACTGACGTATTGGTTAAATTCAATCCTAAGTCTCATGCATACTCTAACGGTACTGGTATTTAAGGAGAATAAACCATGGCAATTTCAAGAGCTCAGTTATTAAAAGAGTTGCTTCCTGGCCTAAATGCTTTATTCGGAATGGAATATCAGCGTTATGGTGAAGAGCACAAAGAGATCTACGAAACAGAAACATCTGAAAGATCTTTTGAAGAAGAAACAAAACTTTCAGGCTTCGCAGCTGCACCTGTTAAAAACGAAGGCAATGCCATCGCTTATGACAATGCTCAAGAAGCTTGGACAGCTAGATACAACCACGAAACAATCGCTTTAGGCTTCTCATTAACTGAAGAAGCAGTAGAAGATAACTTGTATGACACTTTATCTGCTCGTTACACTAAAGCATTAGCTCGTGCTATGTCTTACACAAAACAAGTTAAAGCTGCTAACGTTTTAAACAACGGCTTTGATGGTACTAACTATCCAGGTGGCGACGGCAAAGCTTTATTTGCTACAGATCACCCACTAGTATCTGGTGGTACAAACAGCAATACTCAAGGCACTGCTGCCGACTTAAACGAAACTTCATTAGAAAACGCAGTTATTCAAATCGCTGCATGGACTGATGAAAGAGGTTTATTGATTGCTGCTAAACCACGTAAGTTAATCATTCCACCATCATTACAATTCGTTGCAACTCGTTTATTAGAAACAGAACTACGTGTTGGTACTGCTGATAACGACATCAACGCATTGAAAAACAACGGTGCGATCCCAGAAGGCTATGCAATTAACCATTTCTTAACAGACAATGATGCATACTTCTTAACAACCGACGTACCTAACGGTATGAAACACTTCGAAAGAACACCATTGACAACTTCAATGGACGGTGACTTCGATACAGGTAACGTGCGCTACAAAGCTCGTGAACGTTACTCATTCGGTTGGTCAGATCCATTAGGTATGTGGGGTTCAGAAGGCGCTGCTTAATTAAGCCCTTCCTCTAAAAGACCCAGTTTCTCGGCTGGGTCTTTTTTTATGTATAACTCATGGTTTTCTTGATGGTAAATGTTTGGAGTAAGAGCATAATTCACTTATCAGCTTAGGCTGAAATTTAATGTAAGGAGAAATATTATGTGGACTAAACCAACAGCAACAGAAATGAGATTTGGCTTTGAAGTAACAATGTACGTATGCAACAAGTAATTTATGTACGTAGATTGTTAGATACACTCGACTGTGTCTAATTTAAACATCTCGAAATTAGGGGCCTAGTGCCCCTTTTTTGTTGTATAATATGCATAAAATGTGTATCATTAAATTATTCGGGTAATACCAGCTTATCTAACTGTCCCGACAGACGCATACACGATAGATAAGTTTAACTTTGTATGGAGAACATAAATGGCAAATACAACTTTTTCTGGACCAGTCCGCTCTGAGAATGGCTTCCAGTCAATAACACAAAACGCAACTACAGGCGCAATTACTGTAGAAGCAACCTATGATGCACGTCCTAACTTTAGACAAACTGTTGACACTTCAACACTAAACGTAGCGACTGCAGTTACTACAACTTTAACAACAGCTCAATCAGGTACACTATTCTCAATCGACGGTACAGATAATAAAGTGGTTAACATGCCTGCTTTATCTACAGCTAACGTTGGTACAACTTATGAATTCTTAGTTACTGTAGCTCTTGCTGCAGGTAAAACAGCAACATTTGTATTACCAGGTGCTGGCGTATCTAATTGGTATGCAGCTTTAGCAGATGCTGATGGCGCTGCTGGTTATGTATTTGATGTTGCAGGTGACACATTAACATTAGTAGCTACAACCGTTGTAGGTTCAAGAGTTAAATTAACTTGTGTATCAGATAATGGTACTAACTCTACATGGCAAGCTGATGTAATTTCTTCACCAATAGCAACTGTTGCTTAATTAGGAGAATAATATGAGCGTGGCTACCGATATATGGGCAATAAACCCTTCTACAAGCACTACACGCTACAGAGCGGCAGCTGCAGTTGGCACTGCCGGAGCTTTGACACTGCTTACACAAGATGCAGGTCCAAATGGAGTAGGTTATAAAGTAGCTATTACTTCAGATGGCGATGATTTAGCTAATACTTTTACTATCGTAGGTATTAAAGTTGGTGATTTATCAGGAAAGTATACAACAGAAACAGTAACCGGTCCTGACACTGCTACAGTAACATCAACAAACTATTATGCTTTTATTCAAAGTATTAGTATTAGTGGTACATCAGTTAATGATATTAGTCTTGGTACAGCAGGAGATCTAGCATTACCTAGAACTCGTGTAAAAGCTTTTTATGTAGTATGTGGTTCTAGCGCAGGGAGCTTAAAAATTAATATTAATGGTTTGACTACAGGAAACAATACGATATTTGATATTGCAACTCCTGCTGGTGTAACTATTACTCAAGATTTGATTTTACCCGGTGCAGGTATTTTAACTGCAAGACAAACTACAGACTACTCTGTAGTGGTACCAACAAATCTAACTGACTATACCTTATTCTGTGGCTAGAAATGGCAACGACTAAGAAAAAAGGAATGGGGATTAAAACTTCTGTGAAGTCGGGTAATTTTCGCCCGACCAAGCAGGGTGCTGGCATGACGAAGAAAGGTGTCGCAGCCTACAGAAAAGCTAATCCTGGTTCTAAATTACAAACCGCTGTAACGGAAGATAAACCAACTGGTAAGCGTGCAGCAAGACGTAAATCGTTTTGTGCTAGGTCAGCAGGTCAGATGCGAGATTTTCCAAAAGCAGCTAAAGATCCTAACTCAAGACTGCGTCAAGCGCGTAGGAGATGGAAATGTTAACAAAGGTGATGAATCATATGGACGAATCAACAAAACACGCAGTGGATGCTGCATCGGTTTTCACAGCTGTGGGTTCGATCCTAGCTTGGCTACCGGCAATAGCAGCATTATTTACAATCATTTGGACAGGCATCCGTATTTACGAAACTAAGACAGTACAAAATTGGTTAGTTAGACGGCGTAACATGGCAACACTAAAACCTTTCTTAGTTGACGAAAAAGAAACTAAAAAAGAAGAACCTGTGGAACCAGAAGAATTTGATGCTAAAGCTCATAGAGACTATATTAAATCTTTGGAAAACAAGGAGCAATAATGCCATTTACAGATAAACAGATTAAATTATTTAAAGCTGCTGCAGCTGATAAAGAGTTTGCTGAAAAAGTAGGCATTAATCAAACAACAGCTAAAAAACTTTTAAAGGAGTCAAAAGTGAAAAAATATGAAAATGGTGGTGAGATAGAAAAAAAGAAAAAAGTAATTAAACCTAAAGACGAAAAAGCTCGTATTAAAGAAATGGCTAGAGAAGATAGGTACAAAAAAATCCGCGAAAGAGATATGAAATTATTTGGTCCTACAGAAGAGCCTAAACCTACTATGAAACCTATGAAATCTATGGACCAAATAAATGGAGTTGGATTAGTTCCAGAACGAAGACCTATGAGTAGAAATATGCTTGAGGAAAAGAAAAGAGCAGGTGGCAAGGTTGGTATGGGCATGACAAAGAATAATTATAAAAAAGGTGGCAAAGTCTATTGTAAAGATGGCTGTGCTGTTCGTGGTAAAACAAAAGGTAAATTATATTAGGAGATTATGATGGCAAAGGAAACTGCAATAAAAAAACTAGCGAGGACTCTAAATAAAGCGACAGGTCGTCAAGATATGTTAGCTAAAGATAAAACAGGTCCAGAACAAGAAATTGGTATGGACCAAAGAAAAGCTAAAGGTAAATTTTCTAAGCATCACGATAAAGGTAAAGAAGAAGTAGCTTTACTTGAATCTGCAAAATTTGCTGAACAAGAATTAGAAAATGAACGTAAAGCATCAGATAAAAATAAAGCACCTAAATACAAAAAAGGTGGTATGGTTAAAAAACATAGAGGCGATGGCTGTGCAGTTCGCGGTAAGACTAGAGGTAGAATGGTGTAATGCGAGCTTCGCGTGGCATGGGTTGTATGTCTGAGAAAAAGCTTAAAAAGCTTAAGGAAGGCGGTACAGTTAAAGATGCGTGTTACAAAAAGGTAAAAGCTCAATACAAAGTTTTTCCTAGTGCATACGCATCTGGTGCTATTGCTAAGTGTCGTAAAAACAAAGGTAAATAAAATGGCAGTCAGAAAGACAGCTAAAGGTGCTGCACTTAAACGCTGGTTTAAAGAAGATTGGAAAGATGTTAGGACCGGCAAACCGTGCGGTAGACAGAAAGGGGAATCGCGAGGTACTCCGTATTGCCGACCTAGCAAACGAGTGTCAACCGAGACCCC